TTTTCTACGGCACTATCTTGCTGTATTAAATTTGAAATAGATACAAGACCTTGATTTAGAGTCGTTGTTTCTGCTCGTAAGGCATCTACCGTGCTTCTAAGAGCAGAAATCTCTTGAGTTTGTTTAATATTTTGGGCGGTTTGAACCTCTAAATTTCTTTCGACATTAACTAAATTTGCCTGAGGTTGTACGGCAAGAGCACCACCTCTTCCTCCACCGCCACCACCACTTATGGCCGAACTGGAAACCGTTCTTGCCATAACACCTATAGTAGGTCCGATTGGAGATGATAGACTAGCCATTCTGCTGGTTCTTTAGATTTTGCTCTTCAATATATTGAGAAAGAAGAGTAATATAAACTTCTTTTTCCCAAGGCAACATAGATTCTAACTCCGTTAATGAATATTTATGATGCTGCATTAACTGAAATGTAGTCTTATAGTATGACTCCAACGAAGTATGAGCCATTCCTAAGCGAAAAAAGATGTTAATCCCTCCAATACGACCTCACTTTCCACATTAGTATTTGGATTTTTCAATTTAATAGTATAAGAAAGTTTAGGCATCGTCTCAAAAAACTTCTCAATTTCCTTAAACTGATTCGTAGTTAGTTGTTCCAAAAACTCATTCAATTCTTTTTTAGTCGTATCAGAAGCATTCCAAGACTCTTCTTCACTATAAATCTGCTCCACACAGGCAGAAATCATCTCAAAAGTATCATTCACACTCACCGATTCATTATTATTAAAGTTGTTCTTAATGAACTCCTGCATAGATGGATATTTCATCCGAAGAGTCAAAATATCATCAAGTTTAATATCCTTAGAATGATTTTCATCTACATTTACTTTAATTTCATCCAGATTGATTGAAACCGGAACTTGTGTGATTCCATCATCGGGGCAGGTAATTAAAACATCCACCGACTCTCCAACTGACTTTCCACGAACATTCAGAAACAAATATTCAATATCAAAAGTTGATAATTGCTCTACCTTGATTCCTTTCGTAATAATACAATTTGAAATTACAGTTTTTACTGCTTCTGCAATTTGTTTTGTATCCTCACTTTCCATCGCAATAATTAAAATCTTTTCTTCTTTAACCAGAAAAGGTCTGTACTTAATATTCTTTTTTAATGATGGGACTTCCAACTCATATGTTGGCACCGCAATTTTTGGTAATGGCATAATACTCCAATAAAAACTTCATTAAAAATATTTAGGTTAATTATTTAAGATCGTAGGAAGAACACTTCCTTGATTGGGAATTGTACCTCTTACCCCACTTTCACCAAGAGATTGTCCAGTTCTATAAACAACTCTTTGATTATTGCTTTGATTATTGTTTTGATTATTATTATTGTTTTGATTATTATTATTATCACCGATAACTTCATTCAAACTTAATGATCTACCTGCAATATAACGATCATACTCAAAATTCACCGACATCTTGAGAATTTCTGACGAATTATAACTTACCGGAATTGATGACATTGCCGATGGAAATAGTCCGATAAAAGTATATTGAATTTCTTTATTATAGTCTCTATCAAACTTTGTGATTGTAGTTCTATCAGATTTATAATATTCCGGATATTGCATTCTGGAAATATAATCCTTACGATTCTGTCCTATTGGAGCAAGATTACTTCCAATTGGATTATTAGATCCACTTGCAATAAACTCCATCCAACTTTCCATAAATTTAATAGCATTATAATTTTTATCCACATAAAAATCTAAACCTATTGGTGAATATTGTCTAGTATGTGCAAAGTTCTCCGTTATACCCATAAAGTTCCCACTAACATTGGCAGTTGCAAAAGAACTTGTTGGAAGAGATGCCGAAAAACAAAGTAATCCTGCATCTTCAGCAATAAATCTCTGACTAATTCCTTTACGGGAAAGATATGCCATTAGTGGTCCTCCAAGAGGTCCTACCCCACCAAATCTTACCTCATAATGAGAAGTCTGTGCAAGATTCGTGAAGAGTGGTTTAAAATCTGATATTTTGCGGATACTAGGCACTCTAAATACCTTTTTATGAGTCTTATTAGTATAAGTATTTAGATGTCTTATAAGGGAAAATTTAAACCATCATTTCCAGAAAAGTATGTTGGAAATCCGACTAATATTATATACAGATCTCTATGGGAATTGAAGTTTCTCAAATATTGTGATACAAATGAAAATATTTTAGAATATGCCTCCGAAGAACTTGCAATTCCTTATCGCTCTCCGGTAGACGGAAAAATTCACAAATATTTTCCTGATGTTTATATAAAAGTCAAAGAACCTGATGGAAGTATTAAGAAATATCTGATTGAGATTAAACCCCATAAGCAAACAATGCCACCATCAAAACCAAAAAAGCAGACCAAAGGATACATCTATGAGGCATATGAGTATGCCAAGAATCAATCAAAGTGGGAAGCAGCAAGAGAATATTGTAAGGATCGAGGATGGACCTTTAAGGTGATTACGGAAAAAGAACTTTACGGAAAATAAATAATATATCAATCTATGATGAATCCTTCATGGCACTCACAGGATATGAAAAACCATTAGGGGATTATACGCGGGATGAATTAATTGAGATTGCAGAATTTCATACAATTTATTATACAACTGCCAGTGGAAAAGGATCTATCGGTGGATATAAGAGATTAAAAAAAGAACAATTAATCAGTATCATTAAAAATGATCGTGATTATATTAGTAAAAATCCAAAAGCACCCAGAAGAATTGATGGAAAGATACTCACAAATCGTTTTAGCGATTTCAAAAAATCATTAAATGGAAGTGAGAAACCGGATAAATTAATGAATGAAATTATGTCGATATTGAGTGGGACTGAAAGTGCATATCCATTACCGGGAAAATACTATACCTACATTTATTATGCAAAAACTCCAAAAATTCTTTATGATCAACATCCACTGATTCTGGCAGGAGGTCCATATCTAAATGGATTCATAGGATTTAATTATCATCTTGGAAAATTTAGACAATACAATACGGCAGATGGTGATCGATTAGTCAGTGGGTTATATGAATTGAGTCAACAAGAATTTGCAACATTAAGATCAGTTCCATATCGAAAATTAATACAAAATTGAGATAAATAACTAAAAAAGATAAATGGCTTTCCCGACTCAAATATCATCAGCCACTCAGAATGCCGTTACTGCTGGATATAAAGTAGCGGCAAATAGAGCACCATCATCAAAAATATTTCGTTATCCATTAAAGAATATTGATGCATCTGATGATTATTTGCAGATTGAATCTTATGCATATCTTCCACCGGGATTAACTCTTAGTGAGACGACTTTTGCACAAAGAAGTTCTGATAATGTTGTTGAAGAAGGCGGATATGGAACAAAAAACATCAGAGGAACTGTAATACTACCAATTCCAGAAGGTATTCAGGATAGTAATATTGCAGGTTGGGGTGAAGGTAATATGGGACCCTTACAGGCTGCAGCACTGGGAGCAGGAAAAGAAATAATTGAGGGCGGAAATTTTTTTGAGGGTGTGAAAGGTGCAGTTGAAAACCTAATTGGTAAGGCTAGTGGGGCATCACAAACAGCAGGTGGACAAGATGCATTACAAACACTTTTTGCCACTCAGGCAGCAAAGGCATTACTTGGAGGTTCAGACTTCAATCAAAATCTTTCCAGAGCAACCGGAGCAGTTTTTAACTCAAACACAGAACTTCTTTTCAGTGGAGTATCACTAAGAAGTGGGTTTTCATTTTCATTTGATTTAGTTCCTCGTTCTAAAAAAGAATCGGATGAAATCAAAGATATTATCAGATTCTTTAAGTCGGAATCTGCGGCGCAAAAAGGAGCATCAAGTGATGGTGCTGCCGGATTATTCCTCAAATCTCCAAGTGTATTTCGTCTTCGTTATATGAGTGGTGGAAGACCTCATCCATTCTTGAATCAATTTAAGATATGTGCCTTGAATACTATGTCGGTCAATTATACTGCTTCAGGAACTTATGCCACATATTCTGATGCAACACCGGTTCATATGAATATGACTCTAACATTCCAAGAACTCACACCAATCTATCGTGAGGATTATGTGGAATCGAATGGTGATTATAAGTCTTCAATTAAAGGAACAGGATTCTAATAAAAATTATAAATATAAGTGCCTGACTTGGTGGTTCTTTTCAGGTTGGGATAAAGCACCTTTGGGTGCTTTCCCTGTATAAATAATAATAACCACCAAGTTAAGAGCAGTTATGAAACTCACAGAGTATCACTATGTCTATTACTCCTATGAAGAATGGGATAGAGGATATTTTGGTAGTAGAACTTGCAAATGCTTACCAGAAGAAGACATAAAATATTTTGGTTCTTATAAGGATAAGACCTTTAAACCAACTCAAAAGATAATCTTAAAGGATGATTATGCTACAAGAAAAGAAGCATATGCTGATGAGATTGTTTTACAAAACTACTATAAGGTAGTTGAAAATTCACATTTTGCTAATAGATCATATCAAACTTCTACAAGTTTTTCGGTATATGGACTACGACATTCTGAAGAACATAAAAGAAAAATAAGTCAAGCAAGGAAAGGTAAATCACATTCTGAAGAAACTAAAAGAAAAATGAGAGGAATGGGTGGCATGAGTGGCAAATCACATTCTGAAGAAACTAAAAGAAAAATGAGAGGTAGATCGCATTCTGAGGAAGCAAAGAAAAAAATAAGCAAAGCGACAAAAGGAAGAAAATTAACTGAAGACCATAAGAAAAAAATTTCAGAATCTAATAGGGGTAAATCTAAAACTATTACCGAAAAAAGAAAACAAGCTGCCATAAAAAGTGCTATAGCAAGAACAGGGAAACCCGGACATAAACTTACAGAAGAAACTAAAACAAAAATAAGCGAAGCAACTCAAGGGAGAATTCCTTGGAATAAAGGAATTAAAAATCCAAATATTACTGGAAATAAAAGTCCTGCAGCAAAAAAGATATATTACAACGGAAAAATATATGGATCTATATTAGATGCTATAAAAACTACTGGAAAATCTTATTATTGTGTGAAAAAATATGGCACCATTATTTCCTAAATTTATTTTATTCATTTATTATATCTAAATACTCAAAAGACCTGTCATCTAACGATGTCATATTTCAGAGAACTTCCCAATTTAGAGTATCAATCATTCCTATCAAGTAGTAGGGGATCTGATGAATACTTGTTGGTAAAAAATATATTTCGTAGAGTTAAACTGCGTGATGACTTACAAAATGTTTTTACCATATTCAATAAGTATGAAATCCAAGAAGGAGCAAGACCCGATACGGTTGCCGAAGAACTTTATGGAAGTTCTCAGTATGATTGGGTTGTATTAATTGGTGCCAATATTATAAATGTAAGAAATGAATGGCCTCTTTCTAATGGAGACATCTATAGGTACTCGGAACAATTATACGGAAATGACATAAACGCAGTTCATCACTATGAAACCATAGAAGTCAAAGATTCTAGAGGAAGACTCATACTTCCGGCAGGTAAGATTGTAGATTCATTCTTTACTATTCCAAACCCCAATATTCCCGTACAAACTCTAAATCCTGTTGTTGGTATTAGTAACTATGAATATGAAGTCCGAAAAAATAATAAAAAAAGAGACATTTATGTTCTCAAACCTTCATATCTTCAGCAGGTTATTAATGATACAAGAAAAGCGATGACTTATGATAAATCATCGCAATATGTAAATGATAAATTAATTCGTACCGAGAACACAAGAGTCACAATGCCATAAAAAAGAGGAGATTTCTCTCCTCTTTACCCATTATTCCGCTAATTTTGCGAAATATGATAAAGATTCATCATCGTCATCATCATCAACCGCAACAGAACGAGTCGGTTTCAGGTTGCTAAGTTCAGTACGCAAATCTTCAGTCAGAGAAGGAGCAGGACCACGATAGTCATCCTCGTCCTCAACTTCAGAATCAATACGAGCAGACTTTCCACCCAGAACAGATTCAAGACGCTTCTTCATTTCCTCATAGGACTTGAACTGCTCAGGAGAAACAAACTCAGAAAGAGAATACTGCTTCTTCCAGATTGCTTCCATAGCATCATCATCATTTAGAAGAGCACCCTGAGCAGCAAATTCGCTGGAATCATAGTTCCTATAACCGGCAACATTCTTTGCCTTCAGTTTGAAGTTAGCACCAGTCCAGAAATCAAATGGGTCGATAGGAGTCTCATCCTCAAACTCAGGTTGCATTGCTTCCGTGAGTTTGTCAAAGATTTTCTTACCGTACTTGAAGAGAAAGACTTTACCCTCATTATCAGGATTCGCAGGGTCTTTCACGACATAAATGTTACTCACATAAGTCAGTTTACGCTTCTGCTTACGGGCAACTTCCTTATTAGAGTCCATACCAGAGTTCCAGAGACCAGAGTTGTGCTCACATACGGGGCACTTCTGATTCAGAGTGGTAAGGCAAGAGTCAATCAACCAACCACCAGGACCCTGGAAGGCGTGAGAATAGACTTTAACGAATGGCAAGTCTTCACCATCAGGAGCAGGAAGGAAACGAATAACGGCATAACCATTATTTGCTTTATCACATTCCAATTTCCACAGACGGTCATCAGAAGAATTACCAGAATTATTCATTTTTTCTACTTCTTTCACCAGTTTTTCGGTGAGAGAACCAAGTTTAGATTGTTTTTTTAAGTCCGAAAAGCTCATTTTGGATTTTTTGGGATAGTTTGGATTTGTTTGATTACTTGGATATTATAGCAAAAAATCACTCATTAGTCAAGGTACTTTTTGAGTGACTCAATTGTTTTTGTCATACTGCTGAAAAGAATGCTCATATCAGTATCTGGCGGAAACCCCATCAGAGCAACTGACCTTCTTACATTTTCCTTCATCTCAACTGCTTGAGGGTCATCGGAAAGAGAAAGTCTTGTGTACATAATACGCTGCTTTTCAAGCAACATTGTCATTTTTTCAATATGTTCCAGTTTATCTTCACGAGGCATCATACCAAAAGTTAAAATACTATTGTATATAAACTCTTGAAGTTCGTTAATTTCCTTTAGTTCATCCTGAATAATATCAGAATCAAAAAAACTACTCATTTATAATGTCCCGTAAAAGTTTTTTGTACTGGAATATATCAATATGTATAAAGGGTTTGTATTTTTTTATTTTTAAACTTACGGTTTCCCAAACGGGGTCCAGAAGTTTCTTATCAAACTCACTAATATACGAGAATATTATATCATAGATTACCATTATTTCGGGTGCTAATTCACTTTTTAGGAATGTTTTGAGAAGAATTGGATGACCTTTCGAGCAGTCGAAGACATTCTCTAATTTTGTCTGAGAGAACAATTCTGTTGATTGCTCCTTGAATAAGTAAGTTAAGCTCTGCTGTCGTCGCATCCACTCTTGATAGGTTCTTTCGCCAGAATTTATAATTTCTCCAATCCATATACTTTGGGGATTATCGGTTGCTACAAAGTTTGATACTAGAAAATCTACTATTTCTTTGTCATCATACTTTCTTGAAGACTTCTCGAAGAAGTATTTATCGGCTCGACGGTTAAACGATGCGAGTGTTGCTCTTGTCTTTTTATATTTAAAGTAATCATATTTGGGATTGGTGAAATGATTCTTGATTCCCAAATATGCTTGATAAGTTTCAAATGGTGACATAATTAAAAAATAAATTTACTTTCCTCCAAACGCTTTATATCTTGATCCTTCAGAGTCAGTCCACTTTTTAGCAACAAAATCTTTACCAACTCCAGTTCCTTCAACACCTTTTAATTTTGATAAAACTGGTTTTGATGAAGATGCTTGGGAAGGTGTAGGGGAATCTTTTTTCGCAGGTTTATATACTGGTTTAGGTGCTGGAGTGGATGTTGCTGAGCGACTTCCGGAATCATAAGATGAATAACTTGACGGATGAACTCCATCTCTTCCCGGTTTAAATCCACCTTTAAAGTTTGCACCATACTGTGAAGATAGTGCCGACAATCTTTCATTTTCTTTATCATATCTTCCCTGAGCAGCACCAAGAACATTAACATTTGCTCCGGACTGCTTAAGGAGGGCAATTTGCCTTTCAATAGATTTAAAATCACCTGGATTATTACTTACACCAGTCGAAATATTAACTGTTCTTCCTTTAAATCTTTCTGGGTTATCTTTCAAATCTCTATCAATATATGAAAGAACTTCCGATGGACTTGCACCAACTCTTCTCGATCCAGGAGACTTCCCACCATATCCAACTGCGATACTATCACCGTAGTAATATTCATTTAGACCATTAGCAAAGGATGGTGAAAAAACCAAGCAAGAAGATAAAAACTGCTCGAATGTTTTCATCAATAATTTATTAGAGAACATATCAATATTTATAGTGGAAGCTTAGCTTTAGAAATTCTCTTCATAAAATTCAAATTAATCGCATCATACTTCAATCTTTCTTTGAGGGGTTT